GTGGACCTGGGCCAGCCCGGTCACGATCGACACGGGCGCGCTGACGAACACCGCACTCTGCTCGGTCTACGACGGGACGCACCTGATGGTCGCGTACTCGAAGACCTCGCCGACGATCAACTGCTACGAGTGGGACGGCACGAACACCCCGGTGGCCCGCAACCCGCCGGCCGCGCCGGGCGGCACCGGCAACGTGCTCGGCCTGTCGATGGCCGTCGACTCGGCCACCAGCAACATCTATCTGGCCTACTACGACGCGACCGACGGCGACATCCGCTACAGCGTCTTCACGCGCTCGTCGACCACCTGGTCAGCCTGGGCCGTCGCGGTCAGCCAGACCCCGCCGAGCACTGGCGACGACGGCAAGGTCCAGTTGGTGCGTCACCCGTCCCGCGACTCCGTCGACATGGTCTTCGCCCAGGGCGGCGGCACGTCGTGGAATATCTTCTACCAGCAGTTGGCCGCGCTGGTCCGCTCGCCGACCGCACCGACCCTCGTCGCGCCCGCGTCGGGCGCGCTGGTCGACCTCGCCGCCGGCCAGACCTTCTCCTGGACGTACAACCCGGTCAGCCCCGGCGACACCCAGCAGGCGTGGGCGTTCCGGCGGACCTACTCCACCACGACCGAGTACTGGAATGCCACGACCCAATCGTGGGGCGGCACGGCCGTTTACAACACGACGTCCGTCAACACGCCGTTCCAGGCCATCTTCGGCACGGGCCAGTGGACGACCGGCACGACCTACGTCTGGTCGGTCAGCACGAAGTCGGCCACCGGCGCGCTGAGCCCGTTCGCGAGCGGGCGCACCGTGGTGGCCACGACCGCGCCGGCCGTCACCGTGACCGCGCCGGCCGGGCTCGTCTTCGGCGACTCGACCCCGCTCGTCTCCTGGACGTACACCTCGGGGGACGCGCAACGCGACTATCAGGTGAAGATCATCGTCGAGCAGGCCGGGATCGACCCGAACTCGACGACCGCGGCCTGGGACTCCGGCATCATCTCCAGCAGCATCGCGCGCAGCGCCCGGGTCGGCACCACCCTGACCGACGGGCAGACCTACCGCGCCTACGTCCGGACCACGTCGGCCACCGGGGTGCAGTCGACCTGGGTCTACAGCCAGTTCACGATCAGCGTCCAGCCGCCGAACGGCCCGCTGATCGAGACGATCGACGGGATCGACTACGTCTCGCAGGCTCCATTCATCCAGATCGACATCCTCGGCCAGTCGTCATTCCTGACCGGCGACCAGGGCACCGGCGTGGCCGGCTGGGAGAGCGACGCGAACGCCACGGTAGCCACGCAGGCCGCCGACACCAGCAACCAGTTGCTCGCGGGCCTGAAGGTGACGTCCGGGGCGGCCGGGCTCGTCGGGGTGCGCACGGCCGCCGGAAGCCCGCCGCTCGCGCCGTACGGCCAGGCGCAGCCGAACGGGCCGCTCTCGTTCCCGGTCGTTCCCGGTCAGGTCTACACCGCGCTCGCATCGTTCCGGACCGACACCCTGACCCGGGCGGCCCGGATGCGGATCCGCTGGTACGACGCCGACGATGGCACCGGCACGCTGCTGAGCGAATCGGTGGGCAACCAGGTGACGATCGGCCCGACCGGTTACAGCCAGGCGTTCGAGACGGACTCGGCCCCGGTCGGCGCGGTGCTGGCCCGGGTCGTCTTCGAGGTGCTCGGCGCGGTCGGCGCGGGCGAGATCTACTACGAGGCGAGTCCGTCGTTCCATCCGGGCCGCTCGCAGGTGTCGCAGCCCGGTGGCTACTCGGCCACCCAGACCGTGCGCGTCGAGCGATCGGACGACGGCGGCGTGACCTGGAACGAGATCGCGGACCGGGTGAAGCCGACGCTGGCCCAGCAGGCGTCGTTCATCGACCGGTACGCCCCGTTCAACACGGAGGTGTCCTACCGCGGCTACACCGACGTGGACCCCGGGCTGGGGGCCGCCGTGGAGTCGTCCGTCTCGCTGATCGCCACGCTGACCCTGGACGCGGACCGCTGGGGCATCCGGGACCTGACCGACACCAGCAATGAGTTGTACGCGGTGGTCACCAACCATCACCGCATCGACGACGAATCGAGCACGGTGACGCGCCCGTCGGGGCGCGAGTACCCGATCGTCGACACCGAGGGCGAGCAGGCCGCGACCGGCACGATCACGGTCTATGTCACGGCGGCCGACCGGCCGCGCGCCGTGGAGGTCCTCCGCTCGACGTCGATCTTCATCCTTCAGCAGCCGAACGGCTTCACGTTCAAGGCGCGTCTGATCCGCCGCCAGTACAACGTCTTTCAGTTGCGGCACTGGCAGATGGACGTCGACTATGTGGAAGTGATTTAGATGTGGGCCGTTTCGGATGCCTACCTCGCGCAGTTGCAATCGAACTCGCGCCGGTGGAAGACCTACATCGAAGTGATCTTCGGTAACGAAATCGTCACCAGCGCGGACGTTCTCGTCCAGGGGTACGTCGGCCTCGACAACGTCGCAGTTCGTCGCGAGGCGCACTTCACGTTGTACGACGCTGATGGCGTGCTGACGCCCGGCCAGGCGACGGACCTGCTCGCGCCGAAGGGCACCGAGGTGCGGATCTACCGCGGCCTGTGGATCCCTGACCTGGGCGACTACGAGTACGTGCCGATGGGCGTCTTCGGGATCATCTCCCCGGCGACCAGGGCCAACGACGCCGGGACGCAGATCGAGATCAAGGGTTTCGACCGGCTCGACAAGTTGCGCGCGCTCCAGTTCGAGACGGCCTACACCATCGCGGCCGGCACGCTCGTCTCGGATGCGATCAAGGGGATCGTCAACGCGCAGATGCCGGGCATTCCGGTGCGCGTCACGCCGTCGACCTACACCCTGACGGCAACCGTTCTGGCGCAACTGTCCTCGCCGTGGGACGCGATCAGCGACATGTGCGACGCGTCGAACATGGTCTTCTATTTTGACCCGCTGGGCACCGCCGTCGTCGAGCCGTTTACCGAGGCCAACACCGGCCTCACGTATCAGACCGGCCCGAGCGGCCTGCTGATCAACTCCGAGCAGACCTGGGACAACACGAACGTCAACTCGGGCGTCATCGTCAAGGGTCAGAACCCGGACCTGACGACGTTTTTCGTGACCAAGTGGGACGTCGACCCGAACAGTCCGACGTATTCGCTGGGCCCGTTCGGCCGGCGACCCTACGGCTACTACAGCGAGTTCATCACTACCACGGCGCAGGCCACCGACGTGGCCAACGGCCTGTTCCCCCGAGTGACGAACATGCCGCAGACGGTGGAGATCTACGTGCGCGGTGGCCCGCAGCACGACGTCGGCGACCTGATCACGGTCATCGACCCCCGGAACAAGATCAACGCGAACTACGTGGTCAAGTCGGGCACCATTCCGATCATCAACACGCAGGGTGATCACGTCCGCCTGCTGTGCCAGCAGTCCGGTCTGGGAGGATTCACCAGCAATGGCTAACTCTTCCGCGAACCAGACGGCGATCGAGAAACTCGCCAGTCAGTTGTCGACGGCCGACGACCGGCCGCTCACGCTGCGTTTCGGCACGATCACCGCCGTTGACACGGGCACGGGCGGGAAGGTCCAGACCAGCGAGACCGGAGCCGGCTGGATCAACCGCTCCGAGGACCTGGCCGTGGCCGTCGGCGACCGCGTCTGGATCTTGCAGTACTCGTCCGTCTGGGTCGTCGGAGGAAGGCTCTCCGGCGAGTCCAGTGCCAACCCGATCGGATCGGTGATGGCGTACGCGGGAGCCACCGCCCCCGCCGGGTGGCACCTGTGCGACGGCTCAGCGGTCAGCCGCACGGCCTACGCGCAGGCGTTCGCGGTGATGGGGACCACGTACGGAGCAGGGGACGGAAGCACGACCTTCAACCTGCCGAATCTCGCCGGTGGCATGATCATGGGCGTAAACGGCACGTACACGCGAGGTTCCACCGGTGGGGCCGCAACAGTCACGCTGACGACCGCGCAGATCCCGTCCCACGACCACGGGTCCAGCGGTGCGCACACGCACACTGCCGGAGAGGGCACGGGATCCACCACCGTCGCGAGCGGCACTGGCGCGTCGGTGGCCAACAATACTGCTGTCACAACGAGTTCGGCCGGCACGCACACGCACACAGCGGTCGGCACGGGGGCCAGTCATGAGAATCTTCCGCCGTACCAAGCACTTCCGTACATCGTTCGCATTTCTTGAGGAGGAACCGCTCTTGAGCAGCAAGCGTGAGCAGATCCGCCGTCGCGTCCTGCTGATGACGGTTCCACGCCGTCTGGCCGAATATCCACTCGAATCCGGCATGACCGCGTGGGGCATTTACCTCGCCCTGGAGGTCCTCTTCGGCCAGCCACCGAGCCGTTCGCTCCAGGGCCTGCCCGAGCCCGTCCTACTGACGATCGGCGGACTGATGCTGCTGGCCGGCCTCACCGTCGTGACCGGCCTGTTCTTCCACGGACGGTCCGCCACGATCGCCAGGGGGATGTACCTGTTCGCTGCCACAATGGTCGCGTACGGATCGGTCATCATCGGGTCGTCCGGTTGGCACCGAGGAGGCGCGACCGCATCCCTGGTCGTCGTTCTCGGCGCTGTCTGTCTTCTGCGGGGGTGGTGGCTGAAGGATCGGGAAATGACCATCATCAACGAGATCGTGCGGAGCGCAGAGAGTACCGATGCCGAACCCAACATCTGACCCGTGGATCGCGGTCGCATCCCTGCTGCTGACCGGAGGTGGCGCGAAGTACGCCTACGACGTCGTCAAGGACTGGCGCAACCGGCCGCCGAGGGAACTGCGTATCCGAACGGTGGTTGATGCCTCCATCGCCACCGTGGCGCGGGCCCGCGACGAACTGGAGGAGGACAACGCCCGGCTGCGGCTGACCCTGGCCGAGGAACGCAACCAGTTCAACGCGGAGCGCGCCCGGTACCTGGCCGACATCAGCCGGCTGGAGGATCAGGTACGGCGTGAGCGGGACGAGTACGCGCTCCAGGCCAGCCAGGCCGCGACGCGGTACAACGATCTGCTGGAGCAGATTCGACACCTGAAGGCCCGACCCGGGCCGATCGGAGACACATTCGCATGAGCACGTTCATCAAGCCGGGACGCGGTGCCTGGTCCACGGCGAGCAGGAGCCTCATCGCGGGCGACTATCTGCGGATCCGCCCGACCAGCACGAGCGCGGTCGGCTACATCCGGGCCCCCCAGGGGGCCGAGGCGATGATCGGGCACGCCTACGTCGCGAACCTCGACCGGCGCTACCCGTTCGAGGTCATCCACGAGGGCCTCAAGGTGCTTCAGGCCCTCGTCAGCGCCGAGCCTGACGGGCTCTGGGGCGAGAAGAGCGCCGAGTCGGCCATGGCCGTCCAGCAGCGGCTCGGACTGACCGCCGACGGCATCGTCGGGCCGGTCACCATGAAGGCTCTGCTCGCCTCCCACGTACGCGTCGCCGCGGACAACTGGGGCATCAGCCGGGCCGATCTGGGCGGCATCATGAACCACGAGTCGTCCTGCGACCTGGCCGCCGTCGGCTCGCTCGACGGCACCGACACCGGCCCGCTCCAGATCAACCGGGCCGCCCACGACGTCAGCGTGGCGAACGCGGTGAGTCCTGACTTCTCGCTCGACTTCACCGGCGAGGAGATGCACAAATTCATCACGAAGTGGTCGCCGAAGGTCGGCGCGACCCTCGCCGCGACCGGCGCGGTGGCCAACCACAACAGCCCGGCGCAGGCGAAGATCTGGATGGAGACCGGCAAGCCCCCGGTGGCCTGGATCGCGCAGTACGTCGTGGACGCGAGGGCGGCGGCATGAGCCAGATCATCGACGAGCCGGTCGGTTACGACTGGGGCGAGAAGGATGACCCGTCCAACCCGGACCTGTCCGGCGCGGACACCGGCGGGGCACCGGTCGACGCCACCGGCCCGCTGGAACTCAACGCGGACGCGACGAGCCTGTCGCTGACGCAGGCGACCACGATCCTGCGGACGCTGGGCTGGCGGATCCGCACGACCGGCGAGCGGACGCAGGCGATCAAGGCGTTCCAGGAGATGTGGAACCTCGGCCCGGTCCTCGTCGTGGACGGCGTCCTGGGCCCGAAGACGTCGGCCGCGCTGACGCTGTCGAACCTGCGGCACGAGCGCAACCAGCCGGACATCTCGACGCACTTCTCGGCCACCGAGTTCCGCTGCAAGTGCGGCGGGGTCTACAGCGCGTGCGCCCGGATCTGGACCAAGCACGTGCTGATCGTCCAGATGGAGAAGTACCGGGCGGCGATCGGCCGCAGCGTCGCGGTCGTCTCCGGGTGTCGTTGTACGGGCCACAACAAGGCCGTGGGCGGCGCAACGCACAGCCGGCACATGGTCGGCGACGCGGCCGACTTCGCGGCCCTCCACCCGCCGTCATGGTTCACGGCGCGCAAGATATTCAACGGCAAGGGCTACAACAGGTCGAACGACCTGGTCCGCCACGGTGACGAGGGACCGGTCCGGTCCTGGATCTACGACTGAGAGCGAGCACGACATGGACTACGCAGCGAAACTGATCCAGTACGTCCTCCTGGCCGTGCTGGGCAGCACGGGCGCGGCGGCCCTGTTGAACGGCGGCTTCCACGACCGCACCATCTGGATCGGCCTGGCCATCACGGCGGCCGGCGCGGCGGTCGCGTTCTTCAAGGCCAACACGGTCACGCAGCCGCACGCCAAGCAGGCCATCGCCATCTTCACGGCCGGCGTGCTGGCCGTGGTGGCCGCCTGGACCGACGGCCGGATCGACCCGTCCGAGTGGGCGCAGATCCTCTTCGCGGTCGTCGGCGCGGTCCAGATCGGCGTGGTCGGGAACTACGCCGACGAGTACGGCATGAAGGTGCTCGGGCAGACTCCACGGCGTTAGGAACCGCCGGGAATCTCACGGAGCGTAGCGAACGGGCCAGGGATATTTTTCCCCGGCCCGTTCGTCGTTTCGGGCCAGGGAAGGGCCGATCCTCCACGGCGGGGCGGAGCCGACCACCGAACCCTGCTAAACCGGACATTTGGGCAGGGACAAAAAAATCCCTCAGGGACGAGGAAAATCCCTGTTTCGTGCTCAAAAGATCTTGCAGGGATTCCCCTGACTATTTGCCTATGTGTGCGCAGACGGATAAAGGGTGAGGGATTTTCTTTTTTCCCTGGCTCATCACGCGTTGTGAGAGTTGACAAGATCCTGACCAGACGTGCTACGTTGGTACCCCACTAGCGAGAGGGGTGTCACCCACATGACGCTTCGACTGGCGGTCCACCGGACCGCGTACCAGGCGGCGACCTTCACGCCGGACACGACCGTGAACAAGGTCCGCGCCGTGATGCTGCTGCTGATCAGCCTGCTACTGATCGGCGCGACCATCACCTCGTTGATCGGCCCGGCCCGCGCCGGGCGCACCCGCCAGGTCTGGGACGTCGTCGGCGCGACCCTCGTCGCCCTGATCCCGGCCGCGATCGGCATCGCCGGTACCGGCCTCGCCTTCGCCGCCGCATTCCTCGGCTGGGCCGTCCCGTTCATCACGACCAAATGAGCGAGCGCCAGTGGGTGCTGACCGGCTTCATCCGGGAGGTCGTGGGCGAGGGCCCGATCAGTGACACCTGCACCTTGCAGTTCCAGTCCTTCAGCGCGGGCCGGAGCCTCTCGTCGGACATGATCCCGGTCCCGGACGACGTCCTGCCGGCCGACCTGCTGAGCGCGATTCGTGGCGGCCCGACGGCCGATCCGAGGTCGTCATGGGTCATCAGCGGCGCGGACTTCGCGTTCGATCTCAGCCTGGCCGTCCGCTTCACCCGCTGCCACGGCCGGATCGACCTGTTCGCCTACGAGCAGGACGGGACCGGCAGCCTGCGGGACGCGTTCCGGCAGGCGCTGGGGGTGCGTCCGTGAGTCCGCAGCGCTCGGAGGACGCGGCGCGCAACCTGCGCTCGATCTGGAAGGGGCCGACCGGTGGCTGGACGTGGCCGTTCGACGCGACCTACACGGAGTGGGCGATCGGGCTGCTGACGATCCCGCTCTGGTTCCTGCTGCTGTGGCTGGTCGCCCCGGTGGGCGTCCTGGTGTTCATCTGCGCGTGGTGGGCGGGCCGCTGGCTGGCCAACGGGTTCTCTCTGGACCAACTGGCCAGGATCACCTTCTCCAGGCGCTCAGCGGCCCGCCAGCGCGGCCGGTGGCTCGGCGTGGGCCTCGTCGTGGCGTTCGCGCTGCTGCTCGACCCGAATCCGGGGTCGTGGATCTTCCCCTCGCCGTTCTGGCTGGCCGGCCCGCTGGCCGTGATCGTCTCCTGGCGCGTCGTGAAGGCGGTCCGCCCGTACATCGACGCGAACCGGCCCGTCTCGTTCTGGGTCCGCTCGCTCCCCGACTTCTGGGGCCAGATCCGCCCGCTGCGGGACCCCCTCGCCGTGGAGATGCCCAGCCTGCCGATAGCGGACGACGCGGTCGACCAGGCCCTGCTCGATTACACGATGCGCACTCTCGCCGTCGATCCCCAGGAGGTCCACGTGATCCAGTACCGCCAGCGCACGCCCGTCGTCGAGGCGATGCTGTTCGACTCGACCAACCATGACGACCGCACGTCGATCAACGTGATCTCCTGGCTGCGGGGGCGAGGCGTGCACGTGCAGATCAACGGCGTCACGGAACGGCACGTCGAGAACCCGGACGGCACGCGGCACGCGATCGTGGACCGTGCGTTCGTCGTGGCCGGCGGCGTGCCGCTGCTCGACAACACGGTGGTCGTGCTGAGCCCGGACCGTGCCGTGACGTGCGTGCAGCGGCGTGACTTCGGCGAGGGCTTCGAGGCCGTGCTCACGGTGGCCGAGCAGGCCGCTCAGATCGCCTCGGGGCGTGCGTGATGTGGGGCCGCAAGAGCGTCGTCGACCTGAGCGCCCCGATGTTCGCCGCGATCGCGCCGGGCGTGCGGGAGATCGTGAAGAACTTCGTGGTCGGCCAGGACGGCCGCGTGTGGGTCGGCTACCGCCCGGCACCGGTCCGCTGGGACTTCACGCCGCTGGAGGCCCGCCAGGCGCTCATCGAGCGTTCCGCGGACGTCTGGGCCGAACTGGCCGGGCGGGACGCCAGGGAGCGCGTCACGACCCGCCCGTACCCGGTTGCGGCCTGGGCCGCGGACCTGGACCGCCGGACGCCCAGCCCGGCCCCGGACGTGCCCGGCGAGACGTTCAACGACTACCTGGGCCGGATGCAGCACCGGATCGGCTCGGCCGGCATGGAGGACAAGATCACCTTCCGCTGGTTCACCGTCGGCACGGTGGAGCGCGACGTGCCCGTGCGGTCGCAGATCCTCAACTACGCGATGCACGGCACGCCGGTCAGCGCCGGTGTGGCCGCCCTCCTCGCCGAGGAGAAGCGCGTGTTCGACTCCGTGCAGGGCTGGCGTGCGGCACGCATGACCGAGCGGGAGCAGGGCTGGATCCACGAGCGCACGCTCGCCCCCGGCATGCCCGCGCCGATGCGTGCCGGCACGGATGGCTGGGGCGTGCAGGATCTGCCCGAACTGTCCAACGACGTGCGCTGGCACGAGTCACGGTTCGACCGCACGGTCGAGGTCACGGCGTGGCGTGCGGGCGTGCGTGCCGTGCGGCACGTGCAGGTGCTGGCCGCGACCCGCATGTCCGACATCTCCTACCCGGAGAACGGGCTGGAGCCGTGGCAGGCGTACGCCGAGCGTCTCGTCGACCCCGACGGCCGCCCCTTCGCCGTGGAGTGGTCCCTGACGGGCCGGGTCAAGACCGGCGAGGAATTGATCCGCGAGGCGAACCTCGACCTGGGCAAGGCGATGAGCATCAACGAGACGTATCACCTGCACGATGAACTGCCGCCCGAGTACACGGAGCGCGGGATCGCGCTGGCGAAGGAAGCCCGCGACCAGATCAGTGACGGCCAGCCGCGCGAGTCGGCCCGTTACGTCGGCACGGTCAACGCGATCATCGTCGGCGCGGAGGTGCTCGACGATCGCGGCCGGGTCGTGAAGTCGGCCGAGCAGTCGTGCGAGGAGCGGGCCGACGCGTTCCGCCGGCTCTACTCCGGCTCGGGCATGCGAATGGACTTCACGCCGCCACCGGCCCAGGCCGCCCGGCTGCGCGAGGCGATCCCCGGCGAGGTCTACGACACCACCGGGTACCAGCGGCGCATCCGGCTGCCGTACCTCGCCGCCGGCATGCCGACCGTGAGCACGACGATCGGCGACGGGCGCGGGCCCTACCTCGGGTACACGCTGGGCGCGGCCCGGCGTGCGGTCATGCACGATCCGCACTACACGACGGAGGGTCAGGGCGAGAAGGGCCGCAAGCAGGCCATGTACCTCGTCATCGGCACGCTCGGCGCGGGCAAGTCGGTCATCCTCGACTCGATCGCCTACCACGAGACTCGGCGCGGGACCGACCGCGTGGTGGCGTGGGATCCGGCCGGGCCGATGATGGCTCTATGCCAGATGCCCGAACTCCGTCAGGTGTCCCAAGCCCTCGATCTGCGGGCGGGAGCCCCCGGGATCCTCAACCCACCGGCCCTGGTCCGGCCCGGCGATGGTGGAATCGACTCCGCCGAGGTGCAGGCCGAGCGCCGCGCGCTGACGGTGGACACGGCGCGCCGGTGCCTCGAAGCGGACCTCTACAACCACCCCGGCACAAGGGAAGCACTGCGACGGGCCTCTCAGGGCGTCCAATGGTCAGCACGGGCAAGCATGTTCGACCTGATTCATGGACTGGAGAAATCCGACGAGCACAGTCGGGAGATCGCCCTGAACCTGCGGCTCGCGGCCGACATGCCGTTGTTCCGCCTGCTGTTCCCGCCGGAGAACTCGACGGAGGACTACTCGCCGATCAGCCCGTTCGGCCTGACGGTGATCTCGACCCCTGGGCTCCGCCGCGCTCCCGCTTCGTCCGCCCGGACTGACTGGACGCCGACCGAGCACGCCGCGGACCCGGTGCTGCGGCTCGGATTCCTTTACGCCGAGCGGCTGCTGTTCGATAAGCCGCCGCACGCCCGCGCGACGGGGATCTTCGACGAGTGCGAAACGATGCTGGAGGACGGCACCGGCCGGTCGTGGCTGGACCGGTTCGGGCGCGACCACTCGAAGAACAACATCGCGGGCTACCTCGGTCTGAAGAACGTCACGGACAGCATGTTCGGCGGCGAGTTGCGCAACTTCATCGCCGGGGCGTTCGTCGGGCAGATGGCCCATATCGACCCGGCCACCGCCGTGCTGCCGTTCCTGAACGTCGAGGACAAGTCGTATGCCCGGATGCTGATGGAACTTTCGCGCAACCGGCCCGGCGAGTTCGTGCACGCCGACGCCGACGGCCGGGTGGGCGCGTTCAAGGTCGACATCGACTATCACCCGGAACTGAAGGACGTCGTCCTGACCAACCCGACCCCCGCCGGTTCCGAGGGCTGGGCCTATCGAGAGGACGAACTCGTATGAAGCGCATCCGCCGCATCGGCGTCCTGCTGTTCGTGATCACCCTGCTGGCCCTGGCCTTCGCGCCGCGTTCCGACGCGGCCACCCCGGCGATCAACATCATCCCGAAACTGTGCGCCGTCAGCCCACCGGTGCCGCAGTCGCCGTCGGCCGGGCTGGCCGGCATCTTCGAGCAGATGCCGAAGAACCCGCCGAACGTGAGCGGCCCGGCCGACCCGAACCACCTGTTCGAGACGTCGGGGCTGGCCGGCATGGAGCCGTTCACCTACGACCTGGGCTGCGGGCTCGATCCGGGCTCGTACGGCACGCAGTTGAACGCCTGGTCCGACCAGCAACTCTCGTCCCGCCTCGTCATGCTGGGCCAGGCCGCGACCGTGGCGGCCGACGCGACGAGCCGGTTCGCGTTCGACCCGTCCTGGGTCGTGAAACTGCTGAGCAGCCTGACGTCTCAGGCGGTCGGCGTGATCCAGGTGCGGATCCTCCTGCCGTTCCTGGGCCTCGGTCTGATCGCGACGAGCATGATGCTGATGAAGCGGGCCCGGCGCGGGAACACGCAGGGCGTGATGGACGCGATCTCCTGGATGCTGATCACCCTGGTCGTGGCCGCAGCGGTCATCGTCCTGCCGACGACGACGGCCACGACGACGCAGACCGGCGTCGGCCTGCTGACCTCGACGCTGTACGACGGTGCCTCCCCGGCGCAGGCGGCCACCGACCGGGCCGCCGCCGCGATCCACTACGACGGCTGGCTGCGGCGCACGTTCGGCACGTCGGACTCGGCTGTGGCCCAGCAGTACGGGCCGAAGATCCTGGCCGACACCCGGATGACCTGGTACGAGGAGGAGTCCACCGATCCGGCCCTGGTCCGGGGCACGGCCGACAAGACGGCCCGGGTGAAGGCGCGGGCCGCGCTGATCGCCACGAAGGAAGCCGACTTCAAGGTCCAGGCGAAGGCCGTCAAGGCGGCCGACCCGGAGGCGTACCTGTGGCTGACCGACCGCGAGGCGGCGTCCAGTTCGGTCGCGATCTACGAGTCGGCGTTCGCCGTCACGGTGGCCGGCTTCCGGATCGCCGTGAACATGCTGATGATCTTGTGCATCATCCTGCTCGGCTTCCTGCCGCTGCTGTGGCTGATCGCGCTGCCGCGCCTGGTCACGCCGGAGGGCGAGCGGCTCGGGAAGAAACTGCTCGACACCACGGCGCGGGCGATCGGAACCGTGGTGGTGACGGCCGTGGGCGTCTGGCTCTACACGATCTACACGGAGGCCGCGATGCAGGCCGGCTGGCCCACCTGGGTGTCCGCCCTGCTGATGCTGATCGGCGTGTTCATCTTCTGGACCGCGCTGCGCCCGGACCGGCACATGCTCTCGCTGCTCACCACGGGCCGGGTCCGCGGCAACGGCCGGTTCGTCCGGCGGGCCATGCAGATGACCAGCGTCGGGCGGATTGCCGCGCAGGGCTGGATGATGCACCAGGCCCGCCAGACCGCGAAGGAACTGAGCCAGACCGAGGAGGAGGCCGAAGCCCGCGACGAGCGGGACGCCGCCGCGCACGCCGAACTCACCCGGCTGGTCGGCCAGCCGGACCGGCCGGTCCCCGCGATGGCCACCAGCGACTCAGCGCCCGCGCCGTACCAGCGGCCCGACTCCGGCGAGTTCATGCCGGACCCCGTGCCGCCGCCGCGCGACACCCAGACCGAGATCTACCAGCGGCCCTACGACGAGGTCGTCGAGCACTACAACAAGCGCTGGGACCAGGCCGTGGCCGAGGAGAAGCGGCGCAAGGCCGCGCAGCGGGAGAGGACCGAGCGAAATGACTAACACGCAACGGAAGTGGGCGGTCATCGGCGCGGTGGTCGTGCTGCTGGCCCTGGCCGTGATGAACGTCGGGCGCGCCGTGGGCCGGCTTCAGCCCGGCCCGGCCGTCGGGGCGAGCGCGGGGCCGCACGTTCCGGACTTCGTGCCGCAGACGCCGAGCGCGAGCGACCCGTTCACGTTCACGTCGATGGGCTCGGCCGTTCCGGACGCGTTGAGCGACGTCGGGGAGTGGATCATCGGCAGGCCGCGGGCGGCGTCCTACTCGCCTGCGGCGTACGAGGCCGCCGTGGAGGCTCCTGCCCCCGCGCAACTGGAGATCACCGGGACCGGCACGACGCCCGACTCGGGCCCGACCGAGCAGGACGTCGAGGTCCCCACGAACCAGGGCGATCTCATGCTGATCATGCAGGCCGTCGACGGTAAGTGGATCTGCACGTCGCTGGACTGGGAGTGAAGAAACTCATCCTGGCCGGCGGCGCGCTGCTGCTGTCGGCCGGCGCGCTCCTGTCCGGCGTGCACGCCGGGCCCCCGCTGAGCGCGTTCAGCATCTCAGCGGGGGGCTCGGCGGCCAGCGATGCGTCCTGCGCGAGCGCGCCCTCCGGAGCGGGTGGCGTGGTAGCGAAGGCGGCCTACGATGCGGGCTTTCGCGGTGACAACCTCGTCGTTGCTATAGCGGTTAGTCACGCAGAGTCCGGTTGGAACCCAGCGGCTACCAACGCCAACACGAACGGATCCACCGACTACGGCCTGTGGCAGATCAACTCGGTACACGCCGCTCTTCTTGCGCACGGTGACTGGCACGATCCACGCTTCAATGCCTCGGTGGCCTTTCAGATTTGGTCCGACGCGCATGGCTGGTCCCCCTGGGTCACGTACTGGTCCGGATCGTACGCACAGTACATGCCGGCCGCCCGGGTCGTCGTCGGTGTGCTCTCCACGGCGGCGTGCACCACCGGACTCACCGACCCCGGGCCGGGCCCGGAAGGTCCCGGCGACCACCTGACGCCCCGGACCGAGAACGTCAAGGGCGACACGGTCGCACGGTGGGGCTGCGAGAACATCCCGAAGCCCTGCATCTCGACCATCTATGGTTACGCCGCGCGCAACGTCGAAGGCACTGGGGTCGTCTCCGACCACGCGCTGGGCAAGGCCATCGACATCATGCTGGGCAGCGACTACAAGTCGCCGGCCAAGCACGCACTGGGGGAGCAGATCGCGAACTACTGGGCCACGAACCTGGCCGCGGTCGGCGGGCACTACGTCATTTTCGACAAGCGGATCTTCACCAGCGAATCGGGGCGCTGGCGGCCGTACGTTCACCCGTCGGGCGGCCATAACGACACGCTCGACCACGTCAATCACGTCCACCTGAGCATGAAATGAGCCTCCCCATGACCGGATTCGAAGACCTTGACATCGCCTGCCGCCGGTTGCTCCAGGCCCAGAAGCAACTCGCCCTGGCCCAGAACGCGAAAGAAGCCGCCCTCGTCAGGATCAACGAGGACGGCTGCCCGAAGCGCCAGGTGGGCCAGCGGGTCGCGGACTATCTGCGGCCCCGGTACACACCGGAGGAGATCGCCCGGCTCGGGCTCAGCGTGGGGATGGTGAAGATCCTGCTGAGCCCGCACCGGACGCGGTAGATCACCTCTTGCTGGAGTCCCCGGACCCACCGTAGATGCGGGTGGGTTTCGGGGACTTCGGCAGTTTCGGGACGATCTTGGTGCTGACGGCCTTGCCGTCCGACCACTTCTGTTCCTTGAAGACTTTAGCCATTGACCTTGCTCCCCATGAAGAGTGGATCGTGGACGTGCGGAATGTACTCGCTACCGGCGCGTTTCGCGTCCGGCTTGTGCCCGAGTGCGTGAGCCTTGCGCAACTCGACGATGGATTCGGTGGGCACCGCCTCCCACCCGGCCGCGCCGTGGAAGACGAGCAGGTGAGCCAGCATGCTCGCCGGTTCCGGGAAGTCCTCCGGCGTCGTCCAGAGCCCGTCGGGCCGCTGCCGGCCGGTGACCTCGGCTCCGAGCCGGGTGACCAGCACGCCCTCGGCGACGTCCTGCTGGAACTGCGAGGAGAGCCGGGTGACCATGCCGTTCGGGCGCTGGTTGGTGAACAACTTCCCGCCCGACGCGGGCTGGACGGTGACGGTGTCCAGCACCCGGCTCTCGGCCGTGACCTTGTACGACACGCCCTTCAGGACGATGACGTCGCCGATCTGGACGTCCTCCCACGCGATGCTCTCGCTCACTGGAGCACCAGGACGCGCGTTCCCACCTTCAGTTTCCGGTTGACCGACTTCGACTGGACGAACGTCGCGAATTCCTTGTTGTCCGTGCCGTTCATCATCTTGTTCTCGTCGGACAGCCCGAGCATGGCCCGCACGCGCGGACTATTGCCGTCCGCGTCCCAGAACACCTTGTCGCT